CGGGGATTGTGACCGTGGTGGGATCGGTGTATCTCAAGGCCGACGAGCGGACTTTTGGCATTGTGATGATTGACGATGGGACGGGGACCAACCGCGTTCAGTTACGGGCTAACCTCAGCACGGGGGCTGTGGACTTTTCCAACGCGGTGGGCACCTTTGCTGTTGCCGCCACCAGCGTCACCAACGCGGGCAATGGGTGGTATCGCTTGATCTTGACCGCCACCGTCCCAACAGCCTCGGGCACCGTGCGGCTTGCCATCCGTTTGTATGATGGCACCACCGTGACGTATGCGGGCACAACAGGCAACGGGGTTTTTGCCTACGGGGCCTCCTTACAGGAAGGGGCAGTAGACGGCGGTTATATTGACACCACCGCGTCGGCGTTTCGTGACACCATTGACGGGGCCGCGGATTATACCCTGACAGCGCAATGGAAAGCCGCTGTTTTGATTTGGACAGGCAGCCAGTGGGTGATTGAAAGCCAGATGTAGGGGAGGGAAAGTCATACCCCGCGCCCGCCGCGCCTTAATCCAAACGCCGTTTTGACCTATCCCAAGGGCCCTCTAAAAAAAAGTAACTGCCCCATAACTGACCCCTTAAAAAAAGCGCAAATTGAAAATATGGCGGGAAACCTTGGTGCGCTCGATTGGACTTGAACCAACGACCCTCAGATTCGGAATTTTATTCCTAGCACAATTTATCCGGCAATACCCGTCTTTTTTTGTTTCCCTATCGAAACAAACAGGGCCTTTTTGACCCCGTTGCTGCCCCATAACTGACCCGTAAATGGTGGAATTGGTGTGTCTGCAAAGTATGCCTTTGAGGTATGACCTTTTGCATTTTAAAAAACCGCTTGGCAGGGGTGTTGCCCAAGATACCCTTTGTTTTAAACCAGATCCCTTGGGCAACATGGCCAATCAAACCATCACAACAGGAACACCTGCATCGCCGATCAATTATGATGATGCGTTGATCTCGGGTTTGCTGGATGGTGAGAGCATCACAATCAATGGTGGTGCATTAAAAATTGATGCTGACACGCAAATTAACCAGCAGGCGGCGGCTTTCGGTATCGTCACGCTATCCTCGACGCTGGGCGGATCGGTCCTGATCGATGGCACCAAAGTTTGGGAAGTGCCGTTTTCCTCGTCGTCTGGAAGCGTCCCGACGCAGGCTGCACTTGGGTCTAACACGGTGACAGGGGGCACTAGCGGGGCCACAGGCGAGCTTACGCGGGTTTGGGCGGCAGGATCGTTTGACCCAGCCACGGCGGGCGCTGCAATGCCTGCGGCGGGCTATATCAAGCTGCGGTCCAAGACCGGCAACTTCCAAGCGGGCGAGACAATCACGCTGCCGGGTGGTGCGACTATCGTTGCCACCAACGCAGGTAAGCGCGGCGCAATTCAGGTCATCGCTCGGACTGTAGGCACCACCGGCGTCTTTATGGCAGTGCCGCGCCTGTCCTCTTGTGTTGTCGATGGCGACTGGTACGAACTTGGAACAACGAACGGCGCGGATAACCAGACCTTCACGTTGCCCGTGCGTGAGGAATTGGGTGGCATCCAAATTGAGACTGCGCCGGGATCGGGCGTTTATGAGTGGTACGCGAACGCCGGGGATACTTGGGACGGCCATTTCTACATCAATGGTTCCGAAGTCATAACCAATGGCACCCTGACACGGAATGCCATTTCGGCGTTCCCCTATCCAGCGGCGGAACGCCTTCGTGAAACTGCTGTTGCCGGTGTTCACACCGCATCGTTTCCGCTGGGAAACTATACAAGCAGCTTCCCAGCGGGCGCTATGAGATTCACCGCACGCCTGAAGAAAGACACGCGCCGATGGGTTGTGGTGCAGTTTGCCACAAATGGCAGTGCCGATCGTTTTGGTGTGTTAGTGGATTTGGACGCTGGAACGCTTAGCGCGATCCCCAATGTTGGCAGCCCTACTGGTACATCATCTTCTATTACGACGCTTGGCGGCGGTCTGTACGAAGTCACAGTATCCATAAACCACGCGGGCACTGGCCAGACTGGACAGTGCATTATCGCCACCTCAGACTCCGCTACCCCGACTTATGTGAACGGTTTGCCGTCTTTCACCGGAAACGCCGCCGAGGGCGTCTATTTCGCCTTGTCGCGGGTGGAAATGGTGAATTTTTCCTTTATCCCTACGGACGTGCGCGGGAAATTCTGCGGGGTGAACCCCATCACGGGAACCGTGCAGCTTGCGCTTCGCGGTGCAAATAGTTCGGGCTTTAAGCCACCTTCTGGCTGCAAGGTTCGTATTCCAAACATCTTCCTATCTACCATTACGGCAGCCGATAGTGCTGCGCCAATGCTGTTCTCGTCGAATACGCGATATTATTTCAACGGCGGTACTTCTTTGGGTGTGCCTGTTATCAATGGAGCCGTATTAAACTGGTTTACCGCTAGTCTTGGCGAAGTGATTTTTACAAATTCCTGCACAACGCAGACAATTTCGTCAACCCTATCAACTTCAATAACAAATTGCTGTGTTGGTATTGGGCTTTCGGCTGGCGGTGGTAACGCACTCGGCATTTCCTTTGCCACTAGAGGCAATATTACAGATAGTCGGTTTGTCCGGCGGCAAAGCACGGCTCTTGGCGTTAGTTCAAGCACAAATATAGAGTGGAGACGTTGCCGGTTTGAAGCCATCGCTAATTACTTTGGGATTTCTCAAAGGACAAACGCAAATGTTCAGATGACTGCGGCGACCTTGGGCGTTTCAAATTTTATTTTTGAAGACTGTGAAGTTGTTAACGGTTTTATTAATGTGACGGCTGGCAATTCCAATGGTGCATTCAAAAACCTGAAATACGCAGACGTAATGACGGGCGGCACCCCGGCACTCAATTCGGTTGCCCTGAGCGTGCAAGGGTCAAATATATCGCTGGATGGATTTTCCGCGTTGGGCAACCTGCCAAATGTTCATCCATATTCTTCTATTGTTTCTGTTGCTGCATATTATTTTGGGCTTTCAATTTCCAATATTGGCACTCCGACCGCGCCCTATGACTGTGGTTCTGCCAATCCTATGGGACTCATTCTAAGTAACGGTCCTGGTTCCAACGCCAAGCTCAGCCGCATCTACACGACGAATAACCGAACAGGGGTGGTAGCATTTTCAACGAACGGGTCGTTGTTACAGATGTTCGATGTATGGGGAACTGGTTCCCAATTCGTAGAGCTAGTCGGCCCGTCCATCACCAGCAGGGGCGGGCGTTACTCAAACCTGAGGCGGGGGTATGCAGGCTGTAATGGCACCCATTGGGATGACGCCTATGACTCCACCACGACAGGGCGGATCACAGTCATGGCAAACGAGCCTACAGCCGCTTCCGCAAGCCAGTTTTCCGCTACATTCGGGATCGGCTCCGGCTATACCGGCACAGGCTCTATTGTTCTGTCAAAGCTATCGGATGAAGCGGTCTGGACCTCACCCTATCGGTTTTATGGACACACCGCTTTTGGTGGTGGCGGAGCGGGCGGTGGGACGGACACGCAAAATCTGATTTGGGAATACAAGATTGACACGGGAAGCGGTTTCGGCGCGTCTTGGACGTTCCTTGCAAATACGGTGCGAACAAGTGGCAACCCGGCAGATGGTGCTACCACGGTAACAATGAATTCCAGTGATCGGGCTGCACTGACGCGCCAGCCGCAGATCGGGGATTTTATCCAGCACAGCACCTTTCGCCTGCCGCAGGATACGACAATCACGAACATCGTCGGGGACGTGATTACCGTCTCCAACCCGTTTGTCGCATCAGTTCTTGGCGCAAGCGGTACAATCAGCTTCTCGCCGGTCAACGTCGCGGTCAGCCCGACCAATGGCTATCTCTTGCAAATCCGGTGCCGCGCGACCTTGGCCGCAGCGGGTACGCTCACAACCGGGTTTGGTGCGGGTATCCAGACTAATGCGACGGATCAGCAGATACCGCATCCGCTGCCGGGTTCACTGGTCAGCATCACCAATCTTGTTCCGCAATCGCGGGTGAAGGTGACACGGGTGGACACGGGGGCCTTGCTACAACAGGCATCTTGCGGCGCGGGTACAACATTAAATTTTGATTTTCAATATACAGGGTCTGTTGCCATAGAGGCAAGAAATGCCAGTGGCAGCCCTGCTTACAAGCCATGGTTTACGCAAGTTTCCATTTCACCAACGGCAACGACAAACGTTGTTGCCCTTCAAGAATCCGATCAATAAAGGACTATAATTATGGCTATTCAGGACGATTTCCAAATTAGTGCCACAGGTGACATTCGTCGCCAATCTGGAGCCAGTACAACCGTTTATTCGGTTTTAGAATTTCACGCATGGCTTCAGAATTTAGCCGATGATCCAGCCGCTACAGGCAATGATTCGTTAGATATGTTATCCCCTAACCCATCACGTTTAGATGGCCCACGGGATGAATTTGTGGCTTCACGGTTAAACCTTTTAACGGAAGGATCAATAGCTTTTAACCTTGATGACGCGGCGGCGCAATTTATCAATTTTGGATCCATCAAACAGCAATTTGTTGCCTTGGTTGCCTCGGTTCAGTATTCTGGACTAAAAACCATCGGTGGTATTGTTGCGGCATCGCCCGTATATGTTGTGCAAAATGGATCAAAACTCACGACCTTTTGGTCTAACGGCCACATTCAGATATTGGTGAAGGTGCGTACAGGTGGCACCCTGATCGACTCAGGAAACGTAACTGCCTTTTCCCGCAAATGGGGACAATCGTATTCTCATTTCGACGTAAACCTTGCGGCGGGTGGTGAAAGCAATGCGGCTTTGTCAACGTCCCTTGATTCCAACATTGTGCTTTCTGAGGCCAGCGCGGCGGCCTTATCCAGCAAGGTCACGGTCACGTTTGGGGATACAAACCAAGATTTGGGCAATGGGAACGGATCAAAACTATATAAGGGCACGATTGCTTTAACCAGTTCCTGTACCCTGCAAGAGGCGTATCAGTATTTGCAATACTTAACTAGAGAAAGCAGTGCAGCCACGCTTAACAGTATCCCAGGGTGGAGGTATAGGCTTTTAAATGCAGCTTATACGGAAATTCCTGCTGCCCCTTTTGGAACATTTGCGGGTGGTACGTTTTTTGTGGCGCAGGGATGGTGGTTAACGGGTGTTTTGCCTGCGGAAAGTACCAAATACCAATTGATTGCCCACGATGGCACAACACAGGTTCCACCCACTTTAATTGGCATCACGGTGGGGAATCTTGTGGCTGGGGATCGTGTTTTGGTGGCACGTGACAATGGATCAGGGGCCTTATTAAAAGATGAATATACGCCCGTTGCGGCCAGTGCAGGGGCCACGTCATTGCAGGTGGTGGAAAGCATTAAAACCGATACCCCAGCCAGCGGCGTGATTCGCATTAAAAACCTTCGTTACACCTACACTGCCTTTAATGCGGGCACCAAAACCTTTACGGGTCTTTCGCCTGCTTTAGCCAGTAACATTGTCACGGCGGATGATGTGTTTGTGCCTTATATTGACAGGGCTGCAACGGGATCATCGGAAAGCGTGACGTTTATTTATGCCTCTAACTTTAATGCCCGCGTGGATGTACGAAATGGAAGTGGCGCATCACCGATCGTGCCTTTCTCTTCCACGTTATCTGTGACCAACGCTGGAGCAAGTGTGAACGCAAGCCGAAACAGTGACGTGTAATCCATGACCTATTATGTGTCTCCGTTTACCTTTGATTTTGCCACGTCAAAAATTGATGTTGACGTGGGATCAGTGGACATTGACTGCATTTTATTTTATAGCGCGATAAAAGCAGCCCAAGCGAGCCGAGAAGGAATTTTATATGACGTTATTGCCCGAGGATCAGGACTTAGCGTGCTTGGTCCGGGGGTGCAAGTTGGTCTTACCGTCCAGTTACTGGGGTCTTGGCAACTTCGGTTCCCCTCAGGAAACTACATCGCAAGAGTCGCCGGAGGAAACCTCATCGGAGGCCCCTCAGACGATCCCATCGCCTATACCGCCGGTGTCCAAACCCTTTTAATCCAATCCGCGGCCTCCACGGTTGTGACCGAAGGTGGCTCCGTCCCCACGGCAGAACAAAACGCCGCCGCTGTTTTAACCGCTGCCCAAACCGCCCCCATTTACGCCGACGTGCGAAAGGTCAACAATTATGCCGTTGACGGTACGGGCACGCCCTCTGATCCGTGGGGGCCTGTATGACATCGGCATGGGGTGTATCGTTTGGGGCTGCGTGGGGCAACGCTTGGGGGCCTTTGGCCAGCGAGGTGACGTTTGCATTTTTCAGCGATGGCTTGCTGCTGAATCGGTGGCAGCCTTTCGATGCGGCCCCCAATCAAGCCTTTGATTATGGCCCCATCAATATCCCTTTAAAAACCTTGGCCCCATATCGTTTTGCCGAGGTCAATATCCCCATGTGGCAAAACAGGGACACAAACAGGCCCTTTGAACCCATCACAGCCAACATTGTGTTTAAAAAAACCGCAGGCATAGACCCCTTTTTCCGCGCGTTCCCCCAGATGGCGACAACAGGCGGCCCAAAAAACATAGCCTTTTCCGTCAATGGGTCTAGCAAGCCTTTAAAAAACCCCAAAACCCAACCCCTGAGGACCCTATGACCTTTCGCACCGACATCAATAATACCTTGTTTACCGAGAAATATCCCACCGAGGCCGTGATCCGCTACATCGACTGGTCCGATCGTTTGATTCTGGCCACGGGGGCATCGGATCCCATCGCCACCAGCGCGTGGGCAGGGCAGACAGGCATCACCATTGCCTCCCCCACGTTCAACGCCACCACGGGCATCGCGCAGGCTTTGTTTTCCAGCGGGACAGCAGGACAGACTTACAAAATCACCAACACCATCACCACCACGGGCGGCCAGACGTTGGTACAGGCATTTGAAGTGCGCGTGGTGCAGCCATGACAACGAACGACATTCACATCACCGTGGCCGTCTTGGAAGAACGGCTGGGCGGCATTGAAAAACATCTGGCGCGGCAAACCGAGGCTTTAGAAAAGCTGGCCGATAATGCGGTGCAGATCGCCCTGATCCAGCGGGAAACGTCTCATTTAAAAGAAACGGTGGAGGCCATTCACGACCGTTTAGAAACACACCTCACATCCCACCGGCAAACCACCATGGGGATTATGTTCGAGGTTCTGAAAGTCACGCTCGCCATCATGGGCGGTGCGCTGATGGCCAAATACGGCCTAAAATAACCAAAGAAAGGACACGACTATGAAAGACATTATTCTTGGGCTTGTTCGCCACACCGTCACCACCATGGGGGGCGTTCTGGTGACCTCTGGCTATGTTGACGAAAGCGGCGTGCAGACGCTGGCAGGGGCGGCGGCGGTGATCGTTGGCGCGGGCCTCTCGGTGCTGGACAAAAAAATCAAGGCCAAAAAATGACAAAAACCCTGCGCCCCATAAGCGAAACAGCCCTTGCTCTGGTGAAACGGTTCGAGGGCTTTTCCTCCACGCGCTACGTCTGCTCGGGGGGCAAGCTGACCATAGGCTATGGCCACGTGATCACCAAGGCCCATATCCCTGATTTTGAAAAACCCATCACCGAGCAACGGGCAAGCCAAATTTTGATGATGGATATGACCTATGCCCAGCAGGCCGTGGATCGGTTGGTTAAGGCCCCCCTGACCCAAAACCAATTTGATGCCCTCGTGTCTTTTGTGTTTAATATCGGGGAGGGGGCTTTTGCCGCCTCTACCCTGCTGCGCCTACTCAATAAACGCAGGTATGACGAGGCGGCTTTGGAATTTAACCGCTGGATTCATGCGGGCGGAAAACGCCTTGAGGGACTGATCCGACGCCGTCGGGCCGAGCGGGAGCTGTTTTTGCGGCCTTAGGGGCGAGATTATTAAAGAAAATGGATTGTGCTGCCCCTTTAACCCCCCCCGTTGGGGGGATTAAGCCTTATCCAACCTTTCCTTCAAACTTTGATTAACCCAGCCCGTTTCAGTCCTTTTCCACACGTCTTTTTTTATGATTGGGGCATCGGTGCATCCTTCCGCGGCCAGCATGGCAAAGCCCGCGATATCGTGCCAAGAATCGGCATAGTTTGGATCCCCATTGATGATCCGTGCGATTTTGTGGACGATCATGTGCAGGGCCTCTTTGTGGTGAGGGGCCAGCAGGTGCCAGTTATCGTGACCGGCCATGGTGTTTTTCAGGCTTTGGGACAGCGTGGCATTCATGCTAAAGGTGCCATAGCGTTCGCCGCGCTCTTTCAGGATTTCGGGGAGGGTTTGGGTCATATAGGTCTCTCGATTTTATACAGCAAAGACAGCAAGGTTTTGGGCACGCGACTATGAAAGGCAGCATCGTTGTGGACGTGACCTTGCGGCGTTGTGCCGCCCCAAATGGCCCTGCCTGTGTCACTGATGCCCACGATCAGGTGGTAACCGTTTTTGCGCCAGACCATCGTCAAATCCCCCGTGGGCTCGGGCACAAGATCAGGGCGCGAGATATCTTTGGGCAACATGGCCAAAAAGCGTTTGGCATA